GGTTGGCACGGTCCTCTCAACACGATCACGTATGACCTCGTCTACAGAACGAATCCAGCGGCGTGGGCGGTGATCAACAAGCTGGTCAGGGCGATGACGATGACACCGCTCAAGGTGTACCTCCGGGATGATGATGGAGACCACGTCGAGCAGAAGCCGATCACGAACCAGTCGGAGTTGAAGGCGAGTAAGACGACATCAGCGGGTGCGCAGTTGGCGAACTTGTTGAACCGGCCGGCACCGCGTCGTGGTGCGGCGCATTTCAAGCAGTGGGTCGCGCTCGCGACGCTCGTGTTCGGGAATAGTCTGATCGCGAAGTACCGGGAGACACCCGAGTTGCCGCCGACAGAACTGATCCCGATGGATTATCGGTTCTGCACTGCGTACGCGCAGCGTGGTGGGGATGTCGAGTTGTGGCGGACGGATCAGCTCGGCCGGCCGCGGTGGATCAACGCTGAGGAGGTGATCCATACCCACTGGTTCGGGATCGGATCACTGGGGATCAGCCCGATGGAACCACTTGTGACGGCGGTGAACTTGGAGGATGCGGCGCGGCGGTGGCTGCTCGCCGCCTTCCGGAACGCTGCGCGGCCGTCGAGTGCGATCACTCTTCCGCCGAATGCGAATCCGACTCGTGAGCAGATGACGGTGATGCGCGAGACGGTCGAGGCGATGCACAAGGGCGTCGATAACGCGTTCAAGGTCGCGATGCTCGCCCCCGGCGCGACGTGGCAGAGCCTCGGCTTCAACATGCAGGAGGCTGAGCTGATGGCTGTCCGCGAGTTCAGTCGCGAAGAGTTCTGCATGGTCTACGACGTGAAACCAGGGCAGGTCGGAGCGATGACTACCCCTGGCAGCGGATACTCGTCGGTCGTCGAGATCAACCGCGACCTCTACCGCAGCACACTCCCGCCGTGGTTCACGCTGATCGAGGACACGATCCAGACGCAGCTGATCGACCCGGAACCATTGTGGGAAGGCTTAGAGGTCGAGTTCGACACGAAGGGCTTCCTGAAGGGCGAGCCGGAACAGGTCGCAGCGCAGATCGCGACAGAGATCGGGACGGGGACGATGACACCCAACGAAGGCAGGGATTTGCAGAGCCGGCCCAGGGATGATGATCCGGCAGCCGACCAGCTCTACATGCCGGCGAACAACCTCCGACCGATCGGCGAGCCGGGAGCCGGGGGTGCAGCAGCACCACCGTTGCCGCCAGCGCAGGTCGCGGAGCGGATCACGCTCACCGCGCCAGCGCCACCAGCGGATATCCCGAACCCTGCGGACACGACGCAGCCAGGGACGACGAGTACCACCAAAGCAGTACCACCGAAGACGCCACCGCCGAAGAAGGGATAAGAGGATGGCGAAGCTCACAGCGAAGAAACGCGGCCGACTGCAGAAGACGAGTTTCGCGCTTCCCGGTGAGAAGAAGTATCCGATCAATGACATCTCGCACGCTCGGAACGCGCTCGCCCGAGTCGCGCAGACTGGGACGCCAGCGGAGAAGAAACGCGTCCGCGCAGCAGTCACGAAGAAGTACCCCAGCCTCAAAAAGTAACCCCACCGCTAGGAGATGATGATGGCCGAAGATGGAACCACAACCACGACACAAGCCGCGGAAGATAAAGAATGGCGCGAAAAACGGTTGAACGCTGAGATCGACAAGCGCCGCGAGTCTGACAAGCGAGCGGCCGAGGCGGAAAGAGTGGCAGCCGAAGAGCGCGCTCGCAGGGAAGAGCTCGAAGACAAGGAAAAGCCTCACATCGAGCGACTGACCAAGGAGAACGAGAAGCTCGTGAAACGCCTCGCCGAAGCCTCAGACCAGTTGGCGCAGATGGAGTCGAGTCGAGTCGTCGACCAGAAGCGTTCATGGGTGCAGGCCGCGGCGGCGAAGGCGAACTTCCACGACCCGAACGAGGCGGCACTACTCGCGGATCTCGAGGGGATCGAGGATCCGAAGGGCGCGGAGGCTGCTGTGAAGGCGATGGCGAAGGATCGTCCGTGGGCCGTCCGCGTTGAGCAGGCCGAAGGCGCCAGGCTACGCAGGGTTGGTGCTGATGGTCAGGTTGAGGAGGATAAGGGTGTCGAGCAGATCACGCCGGAGGAGCAGGAGCAGCGTTGGGGTGAGGAGATGTTCACCGGCTTGATGGGTAAGAAGCCGACGCAGGACGCCGAAGCCTCGTAGGGAGCCCAGCACCGGGTGGGGTGGCTGGGTTAGACGCGCCGGGACTCCCCCGCCGAGTCTCGGCGCGTCGATATTTACGTCCGCCCCCTTGTGGTAATCTTTAGCCGCATTCGCAGATAGCGCAGCCGGCGATACAGGCGCGCCCCAGCACTCGCGTCCTCGCGGCGATACAGCGTTGTAGCCGGGCCTTTGTAGAGCACGACTTCCTACGGAGGGCCACATGGCCAACCAGATCCCGCTACTTGAGGGCACCAGTACCAGTGGTGGTACCCTCATTGTCCCAGCAAGTTACGGGACGACACTCGTAAACGCGGTACTCCGAGAGTCAGCTGGACTCTCACTCAGCCGGACTCAGCGCGTCGCGACGAACAAGACGCTCTTCTCGGTCTACGCGGGCCGGCCAGTCGCAGCGTTCGTCGCCGAGGCAGCGCCGAAGCAGGCGACCGGTGCTGAGTACACGGAACTCGCCATCAACGTGAAGAAGCTCGCGACCGTCGTCATGTACACCGAGGAACTCCTCGACGACGCTCGCGAAGACCCATCGATCCTGATCAACACCGACGTCTCCGCAGCGTTCAGCTACTTGATCGACGCGCATATCGTCGGTTGGAGCGCTGGCGTGATCCAGGCGACGAGCTTCGACTCGCGTCTCGAGAACTGCACCACCGTCGTCGAGTTCGACCAGACGAAGGATCTCGGCATCGCGCTATCAGCGGCGATGGCGAAGGTCGAAGCGGCGGGTTACACACCGAACGGGGCGATCCTCCCCTACGACGCGCGACAGAACATGCGAGACGCTCGCGCCGTCAACACCGGGCAGCCCTTGTACGGGAACTGGGATCAGGCGATCCGCGGAGACCTGTTCGGCCTGCCGATCCGCTACTCGTCGAACCTGCCCCTCCTCGCCGGCACCGCTGCGGCGGGGCGCACCGTCGGTATCGTCGGTGACTTTAACCAGGCGATCGCCGCGATCCGCCAAGACCTCACCGTCGCCTACAGCGACCAGGCGACCGTCGACGTTGGTGGCACCTTGCATAACTTGTGGCAGCAGAACAAGCGCGCCGCACGGTGGGAGATGCGGATGGGCTTCAACATCCACGACACGAACAACGCGTTCTGCCTGATCCGAAACGCCTCGTAGGGGAGCTGACACACCATCATGGCTGACACCAAGAAGAACGTCGTCCAGAGCGGCGCCGCTGAGGGGAAGCTCTACAACAGCGCGGAGGAGCTCTCCAAGACGTACAGCGACAATCCGGAGAAGCCTGACCCTGCCAGCGTCGCGCAGGTGCAGGACGTGCCAGAGGGTTGGCCGGGATCGGCGAGTAATGGCTGATGACGAGTCGGCCGTCCTGCGAGCCCAGCTCGACCAGGCCGAAGCAGCACTCGCAGAGGAGCGCATGATGAACGAGGGCGCACCCAAAGTCACGTCGCACGTCCCGCCGAAACGAGCCGTCGTCAATGAGGGTCACGAAGTCACGTATGCCGGCAAGAAGTACGAGGCCGGGGATGAGATCCTCCACGGCGAGGGGCCCGTCCTCGACGATTTCGCGATGCTCGGGATCGTGACGATCACGAGTCACGACGAGTCGAAGGCGTGGAATGGGCGTGAAGGCACGAGCCTACGGAAAGCAACAGGCGCTCCGAAGTGGAGCGAGGAGGCACCAGCATGACAACTCGCTTCACAGAACTACTCCAGCACGCTGATCGTGTCGACCCGAACGCGGCGAATGATCTGCTGCTCGAGCTCGGCGCGCGGAACCATGTCCGAGTCAAGGTGAACCGGGCGCGGACACTCGGCCGGCGCACCATCAACGACCGGTCAGAAGTCGTCTACGACTCGCTCGTTGATCGTGGCGTCGTCTTCGCTCACAAGTACCAGGCGGCGCTCGTCGACGGGTTGCGGATGATCAGTGGCCTCGATCCGCTCTGGGTCCCCGAAGCCGTCCGCGCATCCGGTGCCGAGTTCGTCGGTTGCACGCCGAACCTGCGGACGAACATCGGGATCGACTACACCGCGTCAGCGCTCGGCGACGCGTCTGGATCACGCGCGGCGGTCGCGCAGTACATCGCCCTCTCCAACTGCACCGGCACGACGGCAGCGACGGACACGACAGCGACGACTGGAGCGTCCGGTACCGGCATCAACTGGGGAACCGCGAACGCCACAGATGCCGCCGCTGGTACTGGTCGTGGCGAGTACACCGCCCTCGGAATGCAGCGCGCAGCCGGAACCTATGCGCACACCGCGACCGTCACCAGCTACAGCCTGGCGAAGACGTTCACCGCGACCAGCGCGATCACGAACGTCCAAGCCTGCGCCCTCACCAACAACGCAACGCAGGGCGTCGCATCGTCGCTCACCTCGGCGCTCTACCTCGAGAACACGTTCACCGCGACCACGTTGGCGAACGCTGACCAGCTCACATTGACGTGGACAGTCAACATCTAGGCGGCTGCCTAGATGGCTGACGCACACAAGAACTTCGCGTACTCGACCGTCGCAACCGCGCCATCACCATCGACAAGCGGGACGAGCCTCGTCGTCGCGGCGGGGACCGGCGCGTTGTTCCCCACGCCACCGTTCAACATTACGATCTGGCCCGCCTCAGTGTTGCCACTCGCGTCGAACGCGGAGATCGCACGTGTCACCGCGAAAACGACGGATACGTTTACCATCATTCGAGCCCAGGAGGGCTCCTCGGCGAGGTCAGTCAGCGTTGGTGACCAGATCGCGGCGACGATCACCACGAAGACACTCACCGACGTCGAGGCGAGTATCGCGTCGCTCAGTCTCAACGTGACGCAGGCGCCCTACAACTGCGTTCCGGATAGCACGATCACGACCGACCACACGGCCGCGTTCCAGACCGCGATCAACGACGCCGCAGCGGCTGGTGGCGGCATCGTCTGGGTACCACCGACCGCATCCAACTTGTTCTTCAATATCGCCGGGTTGGAGTTGAAGAGCCGCGTCTACCTCGTCGGCGCCGGCCCGCACGCGAGTCGCCTGTGCTTCTACGGGACATCAGCGAACACCATGATCCGAAACCACGTATCAACGAATGGGACGACTGATCCCAACGCGGAGTACTGCGGCGTATTCGACATGATGCTCTACGGCAACTCGGGTTTCACGACGGGGACGGTACAAGCGTCAAGCTCGAACCACATCGGCATCAAACTGACAACGAACCCACTATTCGCGCAAGGCCCCGACGAGTCAGCTGACACGCAATGGCGGATCAGGAACCTCCACATCACGAAGTTCCGCGACGTTGCGATCCAGTTGGAAGGGCGAAGCTCCTCTGTTATCAGTGACTCCTACATCCAGAGCATCGGTATCGGCGGTGGTCAGGGCATCGGTATCCAAGTCGGATTCGACACGGTCGTCGCGAACTGCGCGACTGGTGGTACCGGGACTTACGGATTCCAGATGGATGGGCCGAGTAACCATTTCATCGGCTGTAAAGCATTCTACGCTGGTGATGGTGGCGCGGGTGGCGCCTGGGACGGCTTCTATATAGGGAGTGGCGCGGGTTCAGCTACGCTCACCGGCTGCATCGCCCAGGACAATGGTGGTAACGGGTTCCAGTTAGCCTTCTGTCATGGCGTTACGCTCACCGGGTGCGTCGCCGACTCGAACAGTCGCGGCACCGTCGGTGGGTACATTGGCTATTGGCTGCACGGGTGTCAAGAGTGCCAACTCGACGGTTGCGTCAGCCAGGAACGCACTGAGGATGGTGTCCACTCGTACCAGCAGCACGCGCTCGCATTAGATAGCGGTGCTGCCTATAACCGGGTTAGCCTCACCCACGGCCCGCAGAATGGCACGGTCGGCGACCCGATCGTGACGGGTTCCGACGCACAGTTCAACTCGATCCAGATCAATGGTCAAGGCGGGTACCAAGACATCGCATACGCCTCGTCAATCACGCCAGACCTCTACAAAGGCGCTGTGGTCAGTGTCGGCACGCTGACCGGCGCTATGAGTGTGCAGAATCCGCTCTACAATGCCTGGTACGGGACTCGCGTCACATTCTCATTCATCCAGGACGCGACGGGAAGCCGCGTCGTCACGTTCGCGGGGAATCAGTACAAGGCGAACGGGACATTGACCGCCGCCGCGAACAAGCGGATGTCGATCAGTTTCGTCTGCATCGGTGACGGGTTCGCGCTGGTTGAGACGGGCCGCGTAACCGGGTTCTAATGGCTGATGCGCATAAGAACTTCGCGTATAGCACTGTAGCGACCGCGCCCAGCCCCGCGACGAGTGGGATGAGTCTCGTCGTCGCATCTGGTGGTGGCGCGTTATTCCCCACTCCACCGTTCAACGTCACGATCTGGCCAGCGAATGTCCAGGCACTGTCCACGAACGCTGAGATCGCGCGCGTCACCGCGAAGACGACGGACACGCTGACACTCACACGAGCTCAGGAGGGTTCATCAGCTAGATCAGTGGTGGTGGGTGATCAAGTCGCGGCGACGATCACCACGAAGACACTCACAGACGTTGAGTCGCCCGTCGTCTACGTCCCCCTCGCGAGTGGTGATATGCAGCCAGCGATCCAAGCAGCGATCACTGCTCTGGGTGGGAATGGTGGGAACATCGAGCTGAACGTCGGCGCGTACCGTATCGACCGGCCAGTTGTCATGGATCGCTTCGTCAGGCTCACCGGTATGAACGCTCGCGGCCCAGTGACGAGCCTCCTCGCCGGCCCCTCGTGGCCACAGACGACAGTGTCGACTGGGATTACGACACCAGCGTCGAGCGCGACGACGTTCAACCTTGTCCTGGCCGCGATCCCGAGTGGGATGGTCAGTGTTGGTACTGGTGGTGTCGTATTCGTCGAAACGACGACGACGGGGTTCATCCCCATCACATTCACCGGGACGAGTGGGACGATCCTCACGAACTGCAAGACGAACTATGTGAGCGCGGTGATCGCGACTGGTGCGCAGGTCAATACGCCACTCGTGATCGACTCTGACCCGAACGCGAGCGTGACAACATTCGCGAGCCGCCTCGAGTTCCTCGCGCTGGACTGCCACGATGTCGCCGGCGGGTTCTACTCTAACCACGGCCAGGAAGACTCTGGGTGTCACAACACGTTCGTCAGCGACACCAGCTCGATCGGGTACTGCTGGGATAACTCCCTCGCCGGGTCGACGGCACAGAACTTCAGTATCCATCACGCGACCGTGAACCTCTCCCAGACAGCGCCAGCGCCGACCGCGCAGTGGTGCCTCTCGATGTGGCTGAATAGCACGCCGATCCGTACCATCTCCGACATGACCCTCAACACTCGTGGCCTCGCCGATAATGGTGGCGGCGGGTTCCGTCTCGACGGTGTCAGCGGCCTGCATATCCAGGACATCCACTTCGAGCACATCGCGACGCCGATGAAGATCGGAGCGGCGAAGGTATGCGGCGTCGTTACGATCAGCAATATTGATCTCGGCGCGGGGACAGCGGCTGGCATCATCCGGTCGAACTCGCAGACGTTCGCCGTGTTCGGCGTAAAGAACGGGTCGGGTGGTCATGCGATCCAGGATCTCGTGTTGTCGAATACCCTCGACGACCTGAACATCGGTGTCTATATCGACGCGGCGACGAAGGGCGTGATCACGGATGGCGTGAGCGTCAACAAGATCCCGCAGGGGAAGACGGGGACAGTCGCGCCGACGACGGGGACGTGGAAGAAAGGCGACGTGGTGTGGAACACGAGTCCAGCCGCGGCCGGGTTCATCGGGTGGGTTTGTGTGACGGCGGGGACACCGGGGACGTGGAAAGGCTTCGGAACGATCCAGACATGATGGAGGAAACTATGGCAAGGGAGCGAAACTAAGATGGCTGACTGTCTCTATGTCGCGCAGAACACGGTCTTTTCAGCTGCGACTGGTGCGAAGACGGTATTGAATGTGATTGCTGGTGCGAACCAGCCGATCCAGATCGTCGAGTGGGGAGTCAGCTTCGACGGGGTTGCAAGCTCCGCGGTGCCGGCGACGGTGAACCTGTGCCAGTCGACGCAAGCCGGCGCGGGGACATCTGGCGGCTCGGTACCTGCGGTCGTGCAGATCACTGGGCGATCGATCCCCGCCCAGTTCACCGTCGGCCATAACTACACCGCCGAGCCGACAGCGCTCACCGTACTCGAGGAGTTCTTCGTGTCACAGTACAATGGGATGTTCGTCCGTCAGTACCCGCAGGGTCAGGAACCCGAGACTGATGTGAGTAGTGGCACGATCAAGGCGCTCGCTCTCCGCGTGAACACGTCGGCGACTGTGAACTGTCTCGCGTTCATGAAGGTCGAGATCGGCGCCTAAGTTGGCTGTCGCGTTCGTGAAAGCGTTACAGTCAGCGGGAGGGACGGGGACGTCGTCCTCGTCGACAGTCGCTGTCACCACGAATGGTGCTGCCGCTAGTGGGAACTTCATCATCGGCGTCGCGACCACTCGACAGACGAACAACACTACCCTGACGAGTGTATCTGGTGGTGGCCTCACCTGGACGGTTGACGCGACCCTCGCCGGTACATCATCGAACGGCTTCGGATTATTCTCAGCACCAGCGCCTGCTGGGCTGGCGAGTAGCACTACGGTAACAGCCACTTTCTCGGCCGCGGCGACGCGTCAGACGATCGCACTGTTCGAGTTCAGTGGTATCGCTTCGAACCCTGCCCACTCAGCGCAAACCGCGACGAATACCACTGGGCCTGGCGCGTCGGCGACGGTGACACTAACCGGGCTCACTCCTGGTGACCTCGTCATTGGAGGTCTCCAGCACAACGCGTCCGCGAATGCGCAGCAGGTAACGGCTGGGACGGGTTTCACCCAGCCAGCGAATGGTGGTGACACACTCGCCGGGACGACGAATACAGACGAAGGTGCGTTGCAGTACCTCATCCTGGCCTCGGGAACTTCCCAAGCGATCGCCTACACGATGTCGGCATCCTCTGGGTGGAGCGGCGGCGGCGTCGCCTACTCGGCTGCTCCTGGTGCCACGCCGCCGCGACACTCACCATTCCACGAATCATTACAACTCGCCGCGCGACCGATCGCGGCTCGCCGCGAGTCGACTCCACGCCTCCCACAGATCGCTTGGCGCTAGATGGCGCTCTACGTCGCACGTAGACCACCGCTCGTCACGAACCAGGTCTTCTCAGTCTCCGTATCGGACACGCTCTCATCGGAATCGGTTGGTGACTCGTTCAATCGGACAGTCCCCGCTGGTACGACATGGGGGACGGCGACCGTTGACGGCGCATACACCGCCTACTCGTTCAACCCCGGCGGGAACATCTACTCCGTAACCCCCGGATTCGGGCAGCTCGTCGCGCCCAACGGTAGCGGTAACCAACTATTCCAGACGCTCGCTGGTAGCTTCACCGATACCGACGCGACGATCCAAGTCACCTGGGACAAGACGCCATCAGCAAACTATGCGGCAGCAAGTCTCGGGATCCGCACCGACTCTGGCGGTAACGGGTATTGGCTGACCCTTTTCGCGCTCTCCTCCGGTGGCGTTGCGATGCAGCTCTACTCGGCGGGGATAACAACGGCGGGGATCCCCAGCGAGACGTTCCCCAGTGTGACCGGCGGGCTGGGTGACACATTCACGCTGCGAGTAACCGCTACCGGCACGACTATCACAGGGAAGGCGTGGCGGACCAGTGACGGAGAATCCACTGCGACTGTCCAGACCGCCACGAACTCGGCCCACGCAAGCGGGATGGTCGGTGTCGGCGCGACGGATGCTGGGACTATCTCCAACACTCCGATAACCGTCTCCTACAGCAACTTCGTTTCTCGGACACCGGGCCTCGTGAACTCGGATCTGGTCGCGCGTGGTATCCACCCCACGCAACCCACGGACGTCGGCGCGACCATCACAGAGTCGCTCACACGAGTAGTCACGCGCGCGGTTGCGGATACGGGACGCTCCGGGGCAGACACGACCGCGACGAGACGCGCTCGCCCAGTCACCGACACACTCACCTTCACCGACTCCGCCGCAGTCACGCACACCTACACCCGCACAGCAGCGGATACGGGCGTCACCAATACCGACACGACTGCGATCACCAAGCTCCGGACGCTCACAGCGTCAGACACCGGCGTCGCCACCACCACTAGCACCATCACCCGCGGCGTCACGCACGCAGCGAGTGACACGCTCACCTTCACCGACACCGTCGTCGGCGCCCACTCCTACACGCGATCCGCGTCGGACACGGGTGTCGCGATTTCAGATTCGACGGCGGTCACGCGGCTGCGATCGCTCGCCGCGACGGATACGGGCGTCACCATCACGGAGGCGTTTAAACGCGTCGTCACTCACAGTGTGGCGGACACTGGCGCCACACAGACTGACTCCGTCGCGCGGACATCATTCCGTACCGTCTCCGACACCGGCGCGACGATCACGTCGAGTATCGGCGTCGCGCCGGCGCGCGGAGTCGCGGATACCGGGGTGAGTCTGTCCGAGGCGATTGCTAGAGCGATCAATCGTGGCGTCGCGTCGACGGGCGCGACGATCACCGACACGGTTGCCAGGCTCCAGACGCGCGGCGTCACAGACACGCTCACCCTCAGCGACACGCCCACTAGGGTCTTCACCGCTGCCCGATCCACGTCGGATAGCGGTGTCACCGTCAGCGAGTCGATTCAGCGTGCAGTCTCGCGCGCTACGTCGGACACTGGCGCGACGATCACTTCGAATGTGACGAGGGTGAAGGGCCCGGTCGTCGGCGTTACCGACACGCTCACCATCACCGACTCCACCACGCGCCTCTTCGTCGCTGGCAGGGCAGCATCCGATGCCGGTGTGACCGTCACCAGCAGCGTCTCGAAACAGGTCACCAGGAGCGTCACAGAGACAGGCGTGGCGATCACGAGTAGCGTCGCGGTGAGTCGCGCAGCTGGTCGGCAAGCCACCGATACCCTCGTATTCACCGACTCCACCACGCGGAGCCTCATAGCGACTCGCCACCCAGCGGACACCGGATTGGTACTCACAGATTCGGTGACCGGCCAACGCGGCGCCGCCTACACGATCACCGACACAGGCCTAGTGCTCACCGATCTAGTCGCCGCGCGCCGAGTCGTCGCCGCGACACTCACCGACACGGGCCTCACGCTCACTGACTCAGTCCTCGTCGCGAGCAGCATCTACGCCACCGCCGAGTTCACGTCCACACAGTCGTTGGTCACTTACACGACGAGCCTCTTCATCCCAACCTCCGCGGCCAGCGAAGCCACAAATCGGTACGACTCTGATGTTCTCAACACGGGTTTCACATCCGATACCAGTACCGAGGCCGAGTACGATACGACGGGAGTCCTATGACTATCGACCTGAACGACGCCGTCACCCTCACCACCCAGGTTCACGACACAGCGGGGAACATCGTCCAAGCCACCGGCGCGAGTCCGGCGATCACCCTCACCGTCACCGACCCCACCGCGAACGTGTCGACGCCGAGCGTCACCTACGACGCGCCATCCCTGACCTACTCGGCGACGTTCACCGTCGCCACACCCGGCCTCTGGTCGTACGAGTGGCAGACATTCGGGACGTACCGTGGCGTCGACCCGGGCCAGTTCCTCGTCGAATCCCACGACCCCACTCAGGGATCAGACACCCTCGGGACGCTCGAGGGGTGGCAGACATGGCGCGGCCAACCATTCACCACCACCGAACTACCACGCGCGATGATGACACTCCGAACCGCGATGAGCCTCCTCACCGCCGAGACGGGATACACCTTCACCGAAGTCACCGCCGGCACCTACACCGCGGATGGGGGTCACAGAATCATCTTCCTCCCCCAATGGCCAGTCAACAGCATCACCTCGGTCGCATTCGACGGTGTCGACTCGACGAGTTGGGAGTTCCTCCCCACGATCGGCGCGATCCGTAGTACCGGGTGGTGGTTCGGTTTCCCGTTCGGCCATCAGAACATCGTCATCACGTACGACTACGGGTACGCCACGCTCCCACCAAACGTGCAGAGCCTCGTCTACATGATCGCGAGTCGCCTCTTCGCGAACCCGACGGGTGAGAACATCCAGTCCGAGACACTCGGCTCGTACAGCGTCAGCTACGCGCCGACGGCTGGTGGCGGTTTGACGGAGACGGAGCAGGGACTCGCGGGGAGCATCGGATGGCCTATAGCGGCCTTCTAACCAAGTCGGCGACACTCGTCCAACGCGGCGACGGCGCCCCCGACGATTACGGCGACGCGACGCCAGCATGGCTCTCGACGGGCCCCTACCCGTGTGAGCTCCAACAGTTGACGTCAGACGAACTCGCCCTGCGGAGCACCGAGGAGACGTTGTGGCGCGTCTTCCTCCCCAGTGGCCTCTTCGTCTCGGGGGTTGATCATCTCCTGATCGACTCGGAGAAGTACGAGGCGACGGGTGACGCGAACCACGTCTACAACCCTCGCACGCGGCGTGAACACCACGTCGAAGTCGAAGTCAGGCGCGTCTCATGAGCTTCCGGTTCATCGAGAACCCGTTATGGGTCGCCGAAGTCCTCTCTGAGCCACAGGCCCAAGCTGTGCGCGACCATTTCGCTGGACAAGCGAAGGATCAGATCATCAGTGTCGATCCGGAAGGCGACGAAGGCCAATGGTCGACTGACGGGCCGAACATCGTCACCGACTCGTCGATCTGGCACATCATCGAATACGGATCCGTCAACAACCCGCCATACGCCCCGATTCGTCGCGGTGTCGAAGCCGCCGGCCTGAAATGGGTCGGATCATGACTCCCACAAGCGACCAGATCACGATCACTGATGCCCCCGAACTCCACGTCCTTCGGAGCCTCTACCTTCCCGTCGACATCGAAGCGCTCATCTACGGGTTCCTGAGCACGCAGAGCGAGGTCACATCCATCGTTGGCGGTAACATATTCACTGTCACGCCGAAAGACCCTTCGGCGAAGTTCCCATATGTCCGCTTCTCGAGGATCGGAGGTTTACCACCGCAGAATCACCCGCTTTGGATCGACCAGCCACGAGTCCAGTTCGACTGTTACGGCGGCCCGAAGAAGCTCGCGTGGACACTCGCAGCGACGATCCAATCACTGCTCTCCTATCGCATCACCGGACCCCACCCAGAGGGTGTAGTGAGCGGAGTGCAGCTGGTCGGCCTGATCGACCAGCCCGACACGGTCTTCGATCCACCGCAACCCCGGTACATCGTCGACACCGTGATAACCACTCATCCAATCCCGGATTAGGAGAAGAAGATGCCGCTCGACGCCACTGAAATCGCGGTTGCAGGTACCGGCCACATCTACACGGCGCTGACCACCGCGACGCTCCCGACCGACGCGACGACCGCTCCAGGTTCGACCGACTGGACGGACATCGGGTACACGACCGATGCTGGTGTGACCGTCGCCATCGACAGGACGACGACTGATCTGATGGCCTGGCAGAGCGCGGAGCCTGTCCGCGTCCTGACGACGGCTCGGACGATCACCATCACATTCGAGTTGGAACAGTTCAACCCGACGAATGTCCAGCTCGCCCTCGCCGGCGGTGACGTCACGTCGACGACGGGGAGCGGCTCGTACACGTTCGCTGGCGTCGCTGACGCTGACCTCCACGCGATGGTCATCGACGCTGTCGATGGTGATGCGACGTACCGGTGGATCTTCCCGACTGTCCAGGTACAGGGAAACGTCGCCGTCCAGCTGCAGCGTGGCGGGAGCATGGATTTGCCGCTCGAGTTCCGTGTCCTCGCTGGTGCGGTAGAGCCGAGCGTGATCTCGACCGCCGCCTCCTGGGCGGCGTAGATAACCCCACGAATACCCTGCCAATCCCGGTAGGGGAATAGGAGATGATGATGGCAACACCGGAAACCCCCGGAGCCGTCCGCAGACTCGCCCACGTCACCGATGCAGATGGGCATACCGAGACGCTGAACCTATCGAAGCCGATGATCCTCTACGAAGCCACCAGTCTCGAAGGTGGACTCGATGATCCCGGTAAGTTCATGTTCATCCTCGCGTGGGTCGCGGCAGGTAAACCTGGCATGAACGGCGGCTCGCTGACCATCAACGTCGCCGTGGAGAAGATGGAGGCGTGGCTCGCCAAGCTCGAGGCTCTCGACTTCGAGGAGCAGCCGATCACCGGCCTCCCTCCTACGAAGCGGCCCAAGCCGTCACGCGCATCGCGCGCATCCTCGGATGGACGGTAAGTGACGTCCTCGCGTTGGACGACGTGTTCTTCGCTGCGGCGCAGGCCGAGGCGAGGATCGTCACGGAGGAGTGGACGCTACTGCATGAACTCGCTGCACTCAACGTTGAACTCACCCACTCTCTTATCAGGACGGTGCAGTCCGCGGCTGGTGGGAAACCCGCGAAGGAGTTGCGGATCCCACGCCCTGGTGACCAGGGCAAAGCGGGGCGGCGTGTCATGAAGCCAGCCGAGTTCGCCCAACTGACGAAGGACGGACTCTTTGTCAGTTAGCGCCGGGAAAGCATATATCGGCGTCGCGTTCGACGAGGCTGCATCAGGCCGCGTCACGTCGCGTATGAAGACGTTCATCGGCGGGCTAGCCACGTACTTCGCTGCGAAGAAGATCTTCGATTTCGGTGTGCAGGCGGTCGAGGATGCAGCGCAGGTTCAGAAGTCGACGGAGGCGATCCGCGCGAACTTCGGGAAGTCCAGCGACGCGATCGTGAAGTTCAACGAGAACGCCGCGTCAAGCTTTGGGATCAGTAATCAGGCGGGTACCGCCTTCGCGGCGCAGATGGGCCTCGTTGCCACGAACCTCAACTTGTCGCAGAAGCAGGGCGCTGGGATGACGATTGGCCTTGAGAAGCTCGCCGGCGCGTTCGGGTTGATCAAGGGTCAGGATCCATCCACCGTCTTCGGGAAGCTCCAGAAAGCACTCCTGGGGAATACGCGCGGGTTGAAGGACATGGGCATCGCGATCACCCCGTTCGCGGAGAAACAAGAGGCGCTCACGTTAGGGATCAAGCGCCAATCGTCGCAGTGGAACGCGAACGAGAAGGCGCAGATCATCTACGGCATCGCGATGAAGCACCTCCCCGAGTTGATGGATCAGGCGAAGAAGCACAGCGGCGACCTCGCCGACTCGCAGATCAAGCTCTCGGCGCAGTGGTCGAACCTGAAAGAGAAGATCGGCGCCGAGCTCTTACCAGTCCTCACGCGACTGGCGACGTGGATCACGAAGAATACGAGTACCATCGCGGACATCGCGATCGGCGTCGCCGGGGTAGCTGTCGCGTTCGCCGCGTATTCGGCTGCCGCCGCGATCGCGACGATCGCGACTGAAGGGTTCACCGCAGCGCTCCTCGCGAACCCCGTCGGCTTGATCGCTGTTGGCGTCGTCGCGCTCGGCGTCGCCGTCGTCATCGCCTATCGGCATTTCGCGACGTTCCGGACGATCGTCCAGGGAGCGCTCCACGCCGCCGCCGCGGCGATCGACTTCGTGAAGGCGCACTGGCACTTATTCCTCTTGTTGATCCCTGGCGTCGGCATCGCTTTGGCCATCGTCGCATCCCACTTCGGGACGTTCAAGCAGGTAGCATCAGCTGCGATCGACGCGGTGAAGGTAGTGGTCAACTCGCTCCGCGGGCCACTCGCGAGGATCGCGAGTGTCGTCGCGATCGTCGCTGGCCAGGTAGCTAGTGACTTCGGGAAGATCGTCGGCTCGATCAAGACGGTCATCAGTTGGGTGCAATCCTTGATCAGTTGGATCGCGAAGATCCCGAATATCACCGGCCCGTCGACGGGTGCAAACCCACAGACGGGTCAAGGCCCAGGTGGCCAGGGTCGTAAAACTTATGCGAGTGGTGGCCCGGTCGCCCCGTGGCAATCGTACCTCGTTGGTGAGCGCGGCCCAGAGTTGTTCATGTCACGCGTCGCAGGCACCATCATCCCGAACGATAAACTCGGCATGGGCGCTATGGCCCTTGACGTCGCGGTCTACCTTGACGGGCATCGGATTGATGACCGTGTCGAAGCGAAGTTCCGGAAGTCGACGAAGGCCGCGCAGGCTGGTAGGCGGTGGCCATCGTGAGCATCATCCCAGGGACGACACCGTTCGGAGGCGAAGAGGAACCAACAGGCGCCGCTCCGGTAAGGAACGTCTCTGATACGGGTGTCGCGATCAGCGAGCTCGTCGCGCGGTCGAAACTCGTCAATGTAAGTGATACTGGCGTCTCCGCGAGTTCGGCGAGTTCGACGAGCATCCTCGCGACGCGCAGCATCTCGGACACGGGCGCGACGATTACGAGCAGTGTCTCGCTTGGTGCCGTGGTCTTCCGCAGCCTCACCCAGGCTGGCGCGACGATCACGGACAGCGTCTCCCGATCAACATCAGCGCACAACTTCTCGCGCACCACTAGCGACACGCTGACGTTCACCGACGCGGTGAAACTCCTCGTCCACCCGTCTGGTCCTGTTGATCGCGGCGTCGCGCTCATCGAGACGGTTGTCCGCGGCCGGCAGCTCCAGCCGGGTGTCATCGAGGAGACACCGGGGATCTTCGAGATCGGCCTGTCATTCGTCGACGTTGGAATCGACACCGTCGAACTCGACGCGCTCATCGACGACACGCAGGGCCGGATCCGACTATTCATCCAAGCACCCTCATCGGCTGCGACGGTGACGGTGACGCGGACCCACCCGTCGAACACGATCGTCAACGTTCGTGGGATGACCCTCGCGCCACTGTCCAGCAATATCTTCCTCGGCTACGACTACGAAGCGCCGATCGGCCGCGACCTCCGCTACCAGGCGTCCGCGTATGACGGTGGTGGCAGCCTCATCGGGCAGAGCAGCATCGAGACGATCACGTGGAACACGAGTGACACATGGCTGAAAGACCCGCTGAACCCGTCAAGGAACATCCGAGTCTTGATGGCTGATCCTGGTGAGGAAGCCTTCGACGCGCCTACCGGACTGAATACCATCCTCGGCCGGCCGACGCCGATCATCGTCACAGAGGTCCGCCAATCCGCGACAGGGACACTAGGCATCCTCACCCTCACCGACAGTGACGCGGGGACGCTCCACCTCCTCACATCGACGGGGAACATCCTCCTCGTGCAGACGGATCCCAGCTTCGGACTCGGGAACCTCTACTTCGCATTGCAGAAGATCGCTAGCGACCGGGTGACGCCACTCGGATTCCTGCCGGAGCGGTCGTGGGGATTGCAGTACGTCGAGACGGATGTCCCGGTTGGTGTCGCGACTGGTGGCGATACGACGTGGGCGCTAGTCCTCGTCGGGTATGCGACGTGGAACGCGCTTTTGGATACCGAGTCGTCGTGGCTCGACCTGCTCGAGAACATCGATACGCTCAGCGGGCCACCGCCAGCGCCGACGCTCGCATGGCGGGGAGCATGAGAAGCGTGACGGATGTCTTCCTCCAAGCGTTGCGGACGAGTCACCAACTCGCCCTCCGCGTCACCGCGTACCCACCCAGTGGTGACCCGTTCGACGTCCCCATCAACGACGGGTCAGTCACACTAGACCGGACAGCGGATCACCGCGGCCGCGTCGACCTCGTGATCAGCGACCCGTCCTACTACCCGGACGTTGAGACGGACCCGGTGAACATCTATGGGACGGAGTTGAACGTCCAGCGCGGCATCGACTACGGGAACGGGTCGGTCGAGTTGGTGAGCCTCGGCTGGTACCGAGTGCAGAGCATCGAACGTGACCAGCCTTCGACGAGTGGCCTCGCCGTGTCTGGGTGGGATCGGAGTCAGCAGGTTGAGGATGAGCGGTTCACGCAGCCGCGGACGATCGGCCCAGCGACGTACGTCGCGATGATCCAAGACCTCGTCAACGACATATTTCCGAGCGCCGTCTTCCACGTGACCGCGGACTCGACGACGGGGACGAAACAGGTGTTGGACAGGGAGCGGTGGCAGTCGATCCAACAGTTCGCCGCCGCGATCGGCTACGAAGTATTCGTGAACGCGGACGGCGAGTGGGTCATCCAACCCGTCCCCGACCCAACCACCGCAACACCAGTCTGGACGGTCGACGCTGGGCTGACCGGTGTCCTCGTCAGCGTGAACGACACGATCGCCCGCGACAACGTCCCGAACGGCGTCGTTGCCGTCGGCGAAGCCGCCGATGGCGGGACGCCGGCGCACGCACTCGTCACCGACGACGACGCGTCCTCGCCGACGCTCTGGGGCGGCGCGTATGGCCACGTCCCGGCGTTTTACTCGTCACCGTTCATCCACAACAATACCCAGGCCACGAAGGCGGCGACGGCGCTCCTGAACGACCATAAAGGCGCTGGTCGGAGCGTCTCATTCGCCGCCGCGCCGAATCCCGCGCTCGAACCTGATGACTGCATCACCCTCACCTACCCGGATGGCAGGCAGGTGCAGCACATCATCGACACGATCACGATCCCCCTCGGCGTTTCCGGTCAGATCACCGCGGATACTAGGAGCCTGGAGGCGATCAGTGGCTGACGCACTCGGAACGGCGTTGATAGAAGCTGGTGGTCGCTCCGGGTTACGCCTCCGAAGCGCCATCGTCGACGGTACATCACCACTCACAATCACACTCGGCGGGGCGACATTGATCCCCGCGACGCGCCTCTCATCGTATACGCCGGTGATGGGTGATCCAGTGTCTGTCATACAATCAGAAGGCCGAGTC